ACAATTTCTAAAATTGATTGAGATACTAATTTAATAGCAGTACCGACACCTTCTACATAATAACTACCGGTGGCATATTTTGTTGGGGTAACATTTCCACCAAACTTAACTTTCATTCCGTTACTTAATGGAGTCCCGTCAGTTAATTTATATGTCTTTTTACCTAATACGTCTGCTTCTATATCAATATATGTATTCTGGTCAATGTCGAATATTTCAATTACGCCACCAAGATTAATATCATTTTCACTTTGATAGTAAATCATAGTAGGAGCATCATCAGCAACAATCCATGTAATTGTGCCTTGTTGTACTCCGTAGTTGTCTATACCAGCATTTAAATATCTGTCTACTTTACCAGTAGTTCTAGATAATTTAAAACTAAACGCATTACCTGGGCTATTAATTTCAAATGTATAAGTTTGGCCGCGATATAATTTTAGTACAGGATTAGGAGTAAATCCATTAGGAGTAAACACGTATTGTGAATCTTCTCCAACCGCAACTAAATCTACAGTATAGGTACTGGTTACTTTTTGTTGCTGTCCATATACTGTAACTGGCTCAGGACCGTATGGTAGCCAATAGTAGTTTTGAAAATTAACTACTTTGTCCCAGTCAATATGTGGATCCCAACTATAAAATTCTTCGGAGTTTAATCTAGAATGGTTCGCAGTATTGCCGCCAAACACTCCTAGTTGATTAATATAGTCAATGTAGTCTTTATAAAAAGTTACATTGTTTAAACTATCTTGAATTACTACACTAGGTTCTAGTTGATAATTTTGTCTGCTTGTTTCAGCGGCTGTTACATAAATGTCTGAACCAGTCGCGGCTTTGGCATTTTTTCTTCCGATAAACCCATTAATCTTTTTTACTGAGCCTGGTTGATATAATTGATCAAGCGTTGCTTGTAAAAACTTTTTATTACTTTTACTTTGATAAAATGCTGGTAATAAATTAGATGTAAGGTTGTTGTTTCCAAAAGGCGTATTATTAGCCATTAGATGCTCCGTTTGTTGCGCTGGTTATATTTTGTGTGTTAATAACGGTTGTTAATGCTTCGCCGGTTATTGTTTTAAGATTGGCACTGGTTAAGCCTGATACAATAACAATATCACTAGCTTGGGCACAGCTTATAAAAATCTGATTGCTAGGACATTGTATTTCAAATAAGCTACCAAAGTACTGTCCTGCTTGTTTTGGAACAATAACAAAACTAGTAATATCTGGATTTAATTGTGTTAATATGTAAGTCGATAATTCTGTAAAATAAAATGTATCGCCAAAGTCCCAATTATCTAAATTAAAGAATGTATTAATAGCTGTTAAAATACGTGCTATAATATTTGAATTACTAGCAGTACTACTTGGATTTCGAACTACATTAAATGTAGCTTGAAGACTTAAATCGGCTTGTGCGCCAAATAATAATTTATAACTTACAGGATGATACACAATCTCGTCGCTGATTGATTTAATTAAATTCAAGTTAGGACTTAATTGAGTGTTCAATTGATTACTGCTTGGAGGTAACGGTTCTACTGAAGTTGCTCCAATAACCCATTGTCTAAAAGCAGTATCGTATGTTTTTGTTAGAACATAAACATCCATAATGTTACTTGCGCTTGGATCAATTCTACTGTCATAATCAGCACTATGAGTATATTGGAATTTTAAATTGTCGCGACCTACATAAACTTTATAGTCTAGTGTTGGAACAAATCCTTCACCATTTACATATTGAGACACATAATTAGCATCTACAAAATAATAATACTGACCATTAACTCCACTACCTGGCTTAGTTGGTAATATTATTACAGGGCCTTTAGCAGAATCATTGCTTACATAACGATAGTCTTCTTCACCCTGACTAATTAGATATTTTTCTTGAACAACAAATGTTGTAGCACTGTCAGGCGAAACAATATCTAAAAACAGTTGAGGATTATCTACAATACCACTGTTAGTACTGTCAGCAAAACTAACAACAATTTTACTAGGATCAATATAGCCATCTTGTCCGTTATATTCACTGACAACATCCCAGTTATAGTTTAATGTAAATGGGCTAGTAGAGCCTGGTTGTGTGTTTATGCTTAATATTTTTATGTTGTCTTTAACAATAGCCGTATTAACTACATCATAGATCTTTGTATTTGTATCAAAATAGAATGTAACTTGAGCATCACTTTCAAACACATAACGTAATTCTCTTGTAGTTATTGTGTAATATTCGTTATTAGTAGTAAACAACAGTATCCAACTAGAATCCTTGTTAGCGTTAGTGAGGTCACCCTGATTACCCAAGCTAAACGAATCAGTTGTGTTTAAGTTTGTTTCAAATATAATTTGCCAGCTTTGTGTAGATCCGTTGTAACTTAATCCAAATGGTTTATTAGCAAATACTAAATCAATTATTGTTGTTATTACAGTACTACTAAACGTACGAGTAAAACTAGGAATAATTTGACTTATAATTGCGCCTTCTGGAATTGACTTGTTTAACATTATAGCGCCATAGCCACTAGACAAGACACCTGTATATGAACTACTAACTAATAGCCCTCTGCCATCACCAGATACTGAAACCACCTCAGCCCATATATAAGAACTTGCGCCAGCTTGATTTATATTGCTAGTAGATAATACATTGTTGTTAGTTGTATCAAAATATTGTGTTCCTGGATTTGGTACAGTAAATTGAATTAAAGAACCAGGAGTCAAATATTGTAATGATGTATTAGTGTAACTACCAACTTGTAATGGACTAGAGTTAGTAGTTGTATCAATATAGCCTGTTGAATTTGTAGTACTAGAAGTTACTTGATTCCATGCGATATTACTGTTAGATAAAGAAATTACATATTGTTGATAAAAGAAATTTCTTAAATTAGGATCATTTAATATATCATAAATTTGTCCTAAAATTACACCTTGAATGTCATTTTGAGTTATGTAACTAAAAGTAGAACTAGCTATAAAAGGCTCTCTGTAGATAACACCATCGTCGGCAAATAAATTAGTACTAGAATATTTTCCAGTAGGATCTACTAGGTCAAAATAACGACTAATACCACTACTTGTTCTATTAAGAGCTTTAACTTTAGCAACGTCTGTACTAGAACTTAACGGACTAATATTATAGTCTTCTCCAGTAATCATACGATTTTGTGTATAGTATGTTTGAGGAGCGTTTGTTTTAACACTTGCGTTTGTTTCACTTGTAGCAGAATTTGATACTGTAGTTTGTAAAGATAAACTAATACTTAAAATTTCACTTGTGCCTGTAGCACTAGTGTATGGAATATCTATAGAAACATTTCTAATATCTGTTGGCGCAACTGTATAGGTTAGATTGTTACTAACTCTATAATAAGTTCTAAAATTACCTAATGGTAAATCACCAAACGTGCCATCACTGAATTGTAAACTAATAGCATCAGTCGCTCTAGTAACTACACTATAAATTGTTTTAATCTTACTGTTTAAACTATTATAGATAATATTATTACCTAGTGTTGATGGCACTTGTGTCCATAATGTTGATTCGATTCCGTTTGAATCTAATTGGTATAACCAAAGATCTGTATCATTTATATTTTGTGTAGCAATATCAATTTGTTGATTGCTACTAGGCTGGGTAACTGTAAAGTTACCTACTCCTAGTGAACCTTGTGTAAAATTAAAAAAGAATCCAGTGCCTGCGCTACCTGCTCCATAGCCGTCATCTTTGTAAACACAAGCTATACTGTTGGCGATTTTTGGAGGTTCTTCGTAGATGTATGTTTGATTTTTAAAGGTAGTACTAGTTACTTCAAAATTCATATTACGGCCAGCAACTGGTTTGGTAAAACTATAAACTGGAACATCTGAATTAGTTGCGTTAAATCTATACTGAGCAGTAGGTACTCCATATATAGTTGCTTTATCTGCTGGATTTCCATACTGTTGTGTTTGTGGCATTGCGGCATTTAACACACTGATAAATTGGTCATACCAATTAGGATTACTGCTGTCGTTCCAAGTAATATATTGTCCTGATAAATTTCTACCGTTGCTGTCTAAAACAGATTCTGTAGTAGAAATAACATTAAATTTTAATAAACCAGTTGCCGCAGTATTACGCTTTGCGTTATAACCAATCATACGTGCTAAACGTAACACGCTGTCACGACGGCTAGCAAGCTCTAAAAAGTTTTCACGAGCATTTAAATCAACACGGAAAGCTATGCTTTGGCCCACGTAGGCTATAAGATCAATTAGGGCAAGGTATTCGCTAGATTCAATATAATCGTTAAAATCTTCAGGAAAATTAGTACGGATATAGTCAATCATTGTACGACGTAAATTGTCAAAGTCGTAGCTTTGGAAGTCTGCGTTCTTAAATGATTGATAAATTTTCTGCCAGTCCTCACTGACTAACAGGTTGTTTAGTCTATCCGTTGAGCTCATAATATGTCCTAATAAGTGTATTTATTGAATAAAATTATGTGCGTAGTTTATTATCCTGACAGCAATCCGTTCTGTTGATCGAACTTTAACTGTAGGTTTTGCTGTATATTATAGGGCAAATAAGTCAATTTACATTCAATTTGTATACCTTGGTCGTATGGAGTAATAAGGATATTACTAGCTTGTACTCTAGGGTCGTAATTCAATACTTCATTGACATTTTGTAGTATAAGATCTTGTATTTGAGGTGTTAATGGTTCAAATAATAAAGTCCAAATGATACTACCGAACGCAGGTTGCATTAATCTTTCGCCCTGGCGTACATAAAAATGATTTAAAATATCCTGCTTGATTAATTCGAAATCGTATAAGGCAAAGTTTTGATTGTTAGCATTAACTGTGCTGAAACCTCTGTACTTTTGCGGTGGCGGAGGATTACCAGACTGTGCTGTAGTAATTGTTAGTTTGTTGTGTATAGTCATGAATTCTCCTGATTTTTAGTAAACGTATCAGTGGCAGTTGTATAAGTTTTCCAAGCATCTGGAACTGGAATAGCCGTAGCATTTTCTCTATCAGTTGCATCAGGTTTAAACATAGTGGCGTCTAAATTTTCATGATGTGGATACGGTTCTGTAGTTGGTATTCTAGCTAAAATACTTGTTAATGTTTCTCCATCTATTTCGGTTGGATTGTCAATAGTAGGTAGCGGATCCGGAGCGGTTGCCGCGGTAGCTGTTCCAGCACTAGCGGCTGCAGGACCGTTGAAGTTAATGTCACCGCCTGATACAGTTGTATTAGCGGCATTAATATTCATATCTCCGCCAGATGTAAGATTATTATCTGCGCTAGTGTTAAGATCAAATCCTGCTCCAATAGTTATATTAGTTTGATCTCCGATAGTAGCATCCCAGGTAGATTCATACGATTCTGCGACAGCACCTGAAATTGTTTCATCCTGTGTTCCGTCAACTTTAATAGCAACATTACCATTTACAATACAAATTTTATCTCCGCCGACTTCAGTTTGATGACGTTCAGCAACTTTAAGATTAAAGTTACGGCCAGCTTCCATATTGATATCACGGTCAGCATAAAAGTTTATATCGTTTTGAGTACGTACACTTATGCTGTCTTGCGCATAGATGTCTATTTTGCCATCACTGGTTAATTCTATCCAAGCAGTTCCACGACTATTCGTAATGTAAATTAAGTCTTCGCTATTATGTAATAATATCTCATGTCCAGTACGTGTGCGAATTCTAACTAATTCATTGTGAGGACGAGTATTATCTCCACTAGTATCGCCTGCTTCTACACTAGCATAAGTAGGAGGACCGTCAGTTGGAGCAGTCATACGAAGAAATTTATCATCTCCGTCATCCATAACAAAAGTTGTTCCGCCAAGTCGACTAACTGGGTAGTTAGGAACTCTATGTTCTGCTTTACCCACTGGGCCAGTTTTTCCGTTTTTATCTAATGGACCAGGAGTACTAATTCCAAATACCATGCTAGGGCTTTCACGTCTAGCACTACTAGTAGTAATACCACGAATGTCATCAAATATTAAACCTTGAGCGGCTAATATTTGTGCTAAAGGATGTTCAGGTTTTAGTACACGAGTAGCATCTGTTCTAGCATCGTTGTCGTCAATTTTTTTGTTATATTCTGCAACAGGTACACGGCCATAGTTGCCAGCATTATCTGGATCAACATCTTCAACTACACGCTGAGTTGCCGCGATACCTGGCATCATAAAATTCATATTTTCAGCTTCGCTACCAACACACCCTATCCAGTAACCGCGCTTAGGATCTCCGTCAATAAAAATAATCATTACGTATGAACCTACATCTGGAGGTACCATCCACATACCATATGATTTTTGTGTATTATTGTAATTGTCTATTTGTCCTAGATAATCACTGCTAGTAACACCCCAGAAAGGACTCATGTACTTTACTTGGTGTAGTTGTCCTTCTGCTCCACTTGTAGCACCACTCGGTCTTAAAATTTCTACTTCTAATACGCCCATGTAAGTAGGATCGATATTACTAATAACCTTGGCAATAAACGGACCTGGTTTAGGATCTGGTTGGCTATTACTAGCGTAATCTAATTGTGTGTCTTTTGATCCCATTATTAACCTTCTCCCCAGCCATCGTTAGGTATGTTTTTAGCACCTTCCTCTGGAGATAATTGTGTTTGTATTTTTCCAACGGCATCTGTTATTAATTTAGAACCATCATCAAATATTTGTAAGCTAGAACCATCTGTAAATTTTGTAATAAGGTCACTAGCGGCTTTAAGTGGTGATGCTTGTTGTGGAGTAAGTTCAGGTGCTTGAGATTCAAACAATGGTCTACGATTACCTGTGAGTGTTTGTATAAACTCTCCGCCTTTAAATGTACTAACAACGTTTGTAACTCTATAAAGACCACTAAATTGCATTACAGGAGCAGTTTGGCTCTTAGGCCCAAAGTCATAAAGTCCGGTTGTTTGATTAATATCAATAGGAGTTCTAAAATTAACCATAACATCCACTTCGCCGTTTTGATAACTTACACTTCCGTCAAGATTTAAATTATAATATTTTGTAGGCTGTGATGTATAATTTCCCATACCGCTTTGAGCAATCCAATATGGATCGCCTAGGATCTCTAAATTAAGATCCGTCATGTCCGCACCGTGTGTTAGCGAATCATGAAAGGCTCTGGCAGCTCTAGTGTCTTTTGTTTCAACGCCACCGCCGCCCAGTTTATCTGTGCCAGCAAGAGTTTTAACAAATCTCACAATAGTATTTCCTACACCAGGTGTGCCGTCTGGCAACTGGCCTTTACCCGCTTGATTAACATTTGGCTCTGGTTTTTGATCATTGGCGGCGCCTGAGTCTCTAGCTAGTTTACTATCCTGACTGAAATTGCCCCCGTCAGGTGGAAGAGCTTTAAAGAAATTACTGTTATAATTAATTTTAAAACTTTTTATATCAACGTTCTTACCAGTAAAAATATAATCATATTGTTTTACTGCTTGAAGTTTTAATTGCGAATAAGGAGGTTTTACGTTAACTGGTAAATGACCCGAACTTATATGAGCACTATATTCAATCACTCTGTAAACTAATAATCGAGGTTTCATACCAGTGACTTTACTAGTTGGCCCTGTATAGTAAACTTGTGTGTCTACTTTAAACCAGCCACGATAACCTTCGGCTGTAATGTTAGCTGGATCAAATGCCGATACAATATAATTACTGTTTATTATAACTTGATTTATAGCGTTAACTATATCAGTATCTTGTCTAAATTTAAAATCACTTTCGTTTGGGTTGATTGTGTTTTGTGTTCTATCATTAATTTTTGTATCGGGATTATAAACAACGTTTTCTTTACCCACTGGAGTTGACGCTTTACGTTTTTCATCAAACCCCATTCGACTATTTCCAATAGAGTTCACTGTAGCGGCATCTTGTATTAGTTGTCCGCTAGTAGAATCTCTACCTAAACCCAATTTAGTATATAAAGAATTAACAGCATCACCGCTTGAATCTACAGTAGCGGCTATGTTAGCTTCAATCTCTGCGAAAGAAGATTTAGTAGCACCATACGAACTTATATCTTTAGGAAATATAATTACTATTTCGTCAGCTTTTTCTATTCCGTTTGTACGTTGGATATCTCGAAGTTTAGTGTTTAAAGAAACTTGTAAACTTTTTGGTCCGCTTTGTAACATCTCTCGGACACTTGTTCCTTTGGCGGCCATGTCGCTTTTAAATTTAGAGTTAATATCTGACAATGCTTCTTGATTTACTGGTACACCTTTAATTTTATAAACAGCGCCTTGAGCGTCTACTGACATATCTACGTCTGTAATTTTAAAAGGAATGTATCTACTTGAGCTAGGAATTTTAACAATTTGTCCTGTTTCAGTATTGCCTCTAAAATCTATTGCTAACAAAAACGGTACACAGGATCTCCAGCTTACTGGTTTTCCATCAGTGGATAAAGAATTAGCTAGCTGTTGTATAGCTAACAATAACATACCCATGCTGTAAGGTTCAATTACTGTAAATTCAATGTCGGTAACGTTAGTATTATGACCTTCTTCGTAACCAATTTGCTGTTGTAATTTAAGATCATCTACGTAAAAATCAAATTGGCCATATGCTGTGGAAGCTCTATTTTCAGGTTCCGCATTGGCGCTTTTCATTAGCAAAGGAAATTTTTGTCCTGCTCTATATGTAGTGTCGGGATTGTGATAAAAACTGTCTGGCAATATTCCTATACTAATACTATAAGTGTAACTAGCATAATCAAATAAAGCATTAGGTAATGGCAACTGAACATTAGCAGTTGGAGCAAACACTCGCTCAACAGTATTAAGTATTCCGCCGATACCGTCCGTCACGGCAGCAAGTCCACTGGCAAGTCCACCTGTGATTGCTGAAATAGAAGGCAATCCGCCTTCTATAGTTTTTTCAACTTGTGTAATAGCAGAGCCAACACTATTTTCTACTTTGGATACTATTGCGCCTGCGTCATCAAACAATCCCATTTTATAATCCTAACACTGATTTTAATTTACTATTTTTTGGAATATAAATTTGTACACCTGGTACGAAGTCGAGAATAGGATCTTGTATAACATCCATATTACGCTGGGTGAACACCCACCATAAGTTAACATCACCATACAAGTCGAATGCTAACAAATCTGGACGATATGTATATTGTGGTTGTATGGTATATAAGAAATCATCGTTCTCTGCTGGAACTGGTCTTATCTTAAATGTATCTAAATAATTTTGTCTTGTTCCAGTATTGAACCAAGGACTAGTAGTTTTGTATGTGGCTGCCATATTAGATATATCCAAAACTATTATTAAGATATCCGCCTTGAACAAATCTATCAAGACTAAAGTTCTTAGCACTATTTCTACTGTACATTGGCATTAGTTTAACTGTGAATTCACTCTTAGTAGGAACGTGACTTACACCGCCACTAGTAGTACCGCCAACACCAAACGATCCTAACACTCCGGCTACATTACCAATACCGGATGCTAAGTTACTTACCGTACTTGTAATATCGCCAAGTCCAGGAATGGCTCCGCCTAATGCGCCTGCTAGTCCGCCAATACCCGACGCAACTCCTTGGACTGCTCCTGCGGCACTGCCTACTACGTTAACACCAATATAATCACAATCTTTGTTTAGTGTTGTACTGAAA